TTCAATATAATCATCAGCATCAATCATCAAGACCCATTTTGTATGTCCACGACATTGGTCAAATGCTTTTGTTCTATTAAATCCGAAATCAACCCATTCGTGGTCATGGATTTCACCGGGAATATTGACTGAATCAAAATACTCTTTAATAATAGTCTTGGTTTCATCGGTTGATCCAGTATCACAGATTACGTAATAATCAATGTACTTTGCAACTGACTCCAAACATTCTTTAATAATATGCGATTCGTTTTTTACGATCATACACAGTGTAATTTTATGCATTGTTCACTCCGAGAAAAATTTTCTAAGGGTTCCTGTATTAAATTTTGGGATAAGATCCCAGGTATCTCTTTCACTATACTGAAGAATTTTTAGTCCATTAATTGGCATGATATTTTCCATCAAACTTTCATCAAGAACTTCAATCAGATCCCATTCTTCTAATAAATTAATAATAGCATTACGACGGGATATATCTTCTTCTGATACTTCTGATTTTAAATTATCTAATTTAAATAATTCTTTAAAATGCGCAATTATGTAATTATCATTTTTATGAAGAATGTGACATGATTGATAAAGAACCTTTTTGTTTTTGGGGCTAACCCCAATACGTTCAAGTGTTTCTTTGATTACCAAATAATTATCTGGTTTTAAAAGTTTGACAGGGACACCTACCCCTTTAAATATATCATTATTAATCGACATAATAACTCCTCAGTAACAGAGTTATTTATGTCCGCCAGTATACTGCGATTGTAGGATTTCAGCTAATTGATCTTCATTAATCAAATCTGCTATCTCTAAGGCTTTCTTTTCAGAAATATGATAGGCTTGTTTTAATAACTCAATTTTAGAATCTTCTACCTTTTTAATCCAAGGAGCAAATCGCTTCTTGGCTCGAACAGAGTATAACAAATAATCATATTGCATTTTTTTGTCAATATGAGGTACCTGATTGATCTGATTTACAGTAAACAATGTATCGGGAAAATACGATAAGCATTTATTTACAATAAACGGAAGATATAGTTTTTCTGACTTAACGTCTGCATCTAATAGGTTTTCTTTAGATGAATTGATACTATTCAGAAAGTCTTTTAATTGCATTATTCAAACTCACATTCCATCATTAACTGACAAATCATTGCCATATTATTGATTTCTTGATCTGCTACAAATGCAGATTTGTATTGATAATCTGAGATGATCAGAATCATTGATGGAATAGAAGGTTTTTTGAGACAGGTATAGAGGATATCATATATCTTTCTATAAAAATCTGGAGAGCCTGTTTCTGAACTTGTTGCAACCCACTTACGGCAAGAGCCAAAATCTTTCTTTTTCATGAAAGAAATCAATTCTTTGATATTACTGTCTTCTGCATCAGTAAGAATACCAATGTCAATCTCACCATGTGCCGAATATCTTTGCATCTCATTGATAACCCGTCTAAAATCGGGAAAATGTTTGACAATAAGACTAGCCAAAACTTCAGGCTCACCCTTGATCTTTTCAGACTTCAGGATCTGCTGGCATCTACCAAGCATCTTTAATGCAATAACAGATCGATCATTTGGTGGGAATACAAAATCAATAACAGTACACCGACTGTGAATTGGATCAATAATTCGACTTTTGTAATTGCATGTCAGAATGAAATTACAATTTACTGCAAATTCTTCCATTGCACCACGTAATGCTGGCTGCATGGATTGTGGGTTAGCGTAGTCGAACTCATCAAGAATAATAACTTTTTTATTACCATTCAATGCTTTGGTTGATGCATAAGAACGAATTGTAGTTCGTAATGTATCAATACCATTCTGCTCAGAGCAGTTGATTATGATGTAGTCAATATCCAATTCATTACAAAGAGCCCGTGCTACTGTGGTTTTCCCTGTACCGGGTTTACCACATAGCATCAAATTGGGCATCTTCTTGTTTTTGACAATGCCTTCAAATGTGTTTTTTAGGCTATGTGGAAGAATACAATCACTTATTGATTTTGGGCGATACTTTTCGACCCAAATCAAATCCGAAATATCGGAAACATTAGTCACAGTTACCTCAGTTCTTTTCGACGGCGATGTAATAATTCAGACTCATAGTATCATGTGCAAATCGACTTACAACAGTATCAGTGAGAGATACTGTGTAGTCACCCTGAAGCAACTTCAGATTTGACATGTCAAGAGTATAAGCAAAATCACCATCAGTCTTACCAACATTAACTGTATATGAGTTGGAACTTGGGTCATTCTTCTTGGAGACAGTGAGAGAGACAATACCGTCTTCTCCACGCATCTCAAGATCACTAACCTGTAGAACTGCGGATGCCTTGCTAAGTTCACCAAAGGTAGCCTGTGTGAGTGGGAACTCATACAATACTGCAGGCATAGTCAAGTTCTTTGTAGGTACAGTCAACAGGGCAGGAGCAGAATAGAAATACTTTACTGCAGAGTTGTTTGACTGAACTGTCACACAGTTATCATCAAATTCAAACTCTGGATCTTGGAACAAACTAACAACTCCAAGGAATTGACCGAGATCCCAGATAGCAACCTCAACTGGAAAGTCTTCTTCCACTTGGGCTTCGACAAACAAAGTCTTACTTGGTGAAACAGTCTTGATTACGTTACCCGGCTTAATCAATAAGTTGGAATTAATTCCGGCAAGATTTTTTAGAATACTGAGTGTGGTACGCGAGAGTTTTAATTTAGTTTTCGTCATTATGATTAGGCTTATTATACACTGGATCAACACCAACAATCAAGTCATTTATTATATTTTTTACTTGATACCGATTATTACGGCGTTCACGCTGATTGCGCTTCTTTCCGTTTTGTGACTTGAACATCTTCTGATTCGGACGGTTATTAAATTTTTCAAAATTTTCTGGGTTCATGACTGTTACGTTGTTTTTATTCTAGAGAAATTATTTTTCTTCTCTATCTGTATTCCTTGATCAAATTTGTCAATGAGTTGATCACTCTTATGGGAGATGATAAAAACTGAACATTTGTTTTTCATTTTAGTCAGTATCTTTAAGAAGTTTTCAGTTCCTGTTGCATCTAATGATGAATCAAGTATTTCATCAAATATCAATAGGTTGCAGTTTAAACTATTCTTCATCTTTGCTATCTCTCGCCATGTCATTAAAATCGCTAAATCAATTCTTTGCTTCTCTCCTTCTGAGAAGGACAGATAGGAAAACTCATCTCTATATCTTGATTTGATTGTTTCTTTGAATTCTTGGTTCAAATTAAAATCAACATATAGATTCAGTTTCTCTAGATATTTATTAACAAAATTATTGATGACCGGAACATAGTGTCTAATGATCTTACTTTTTAAGCCGCCATCACGCAGAAGATCATACACAACATCATAATGAATCTGCTCTTTGATTGCCGTTTGGTAAATTTTCGTTTGACTCTTAATCTCTTGCTCGGTAGTTTTGATTGTATCATAAATTTCGTTGTTGTCCAGATGCTTCGTTTCGAGATCAGCATTTTCTTCTGTCAATTCTTCAATACGGTTTTGGAGAATTTGCTTTTCCCTAGTAGCCATGGTCTGGTCCAATACTGCCTTCTTCAACACTGTCTGTAATTCCTCTTTTGTTTCCTCCAATTCGGTAAGTTCTTTGAGTTTTACAGAAACCTCTTCCAGTGCCGTTTTATACTCGTCTCGTCTACTATACTTAGAGCTCAAAATTTCACATTTAACTGCTTCGGTCAATTCTTGACCACAGCAACTACATGATTGTTGTGATTCTGTTGTTAATATTTCTGTACATAACGTATCATATTGTACAGACAATTTACTTTCCACAGAAACAAAATTTTTAAATTTAAAGATCTTTTTGTCTAATTCCGCACTTTTAGTCTTTAATTCGGTTAAAGTACTGGTTGCTGTATTATAGGCTGCTACTAGAACAGTATCCTTTGCATGAAGTTCTGCAATTTTATTATTATTGCGATCTATCAAATCATCGTAATTTTGTTTAACCTGCTTTTGTATCTCTTTTTGGGACTTTAATTTTTCATTCGTAATGGTCATCAAACTTTGAGTAGTTTGAATGTGTCCTTTAAGATCTGAGAGTTTGCCCTTCACTACCGTTGCCATTTCAGCAAGGATATCGAGGTCCAGGAGCCCTTCTATGATCTTTCTGCGCTCTGCGGGGGTTAATTGCATGAAGGGCGTAAAAGAGCTTTTCCCCAGAATAACTACCTGCTTAAAAGCAGCATAACCAAAGCTTAAAATATTTTGCTCTAACATCTCCTGATAATCTTTAGATTTGGCATTTTGATCTAATAAAATGTCATCTTTATAGATTTCAAAAATTTTAGGGGCTAATCCTCGTCTGACCATATATTTGGTCTTACCCTTGAAAAAATCAATCTCAACAACACAATTTTTATTATTGATACTATTGATGAGTTGAGGAATATTTACAGGACGAAATGGTTTACCAAATAGGGCAAAGGTTATAGAATCTAAAAATGCAAATGACTTACCGTGTCCATTAGTACCTGTTACAAGAGTTAACTTGTAGTTATCCAACTCAATCTCAGAAAATGAGTTACCAAATGACCCAAAGTTTTTAATACGTATTTTTTTGAATTCAATCATCTATGTCACCTACGAGTGCAGTTTGATATGTTGTAGTGATAATATCGTGTAAGAAGTTTTTGTCAAGTTTCTCTTCTATGTTGTTGATCTCTTCATACAACAACTGTAGAGTATCTTTTTCTATATCAATATCAAGAGCTTCTGTTGTTTGTGGAACTTCTTCTGATATAGATAAGTCAGCAACTCCGGCTTCATAAAATTTATCTATAAACTTTTCAAATGGAAGTGGTTTAGTCTTCTTCTTTACAAAGATTTTAACATATGAATCTTTGTATGTTTCATAGTCTAATTTTAATTTTTCATCTTCGTTATAGTCTATGGTATAAAAAAGTTTCATTGGGTTCTCAATGAACTCAAGTTCTCGGGTTGCAAAATCAAATACATGGAATCCTTTTTTCTCCCATACATCTGAGAAAGCCATCTGATATTGTGTACCAAGATAATGAATATTATCTCTACGAGAAGATACATGATAATGTCCGGTTAACACATACTCATAACGACTAAAGTATGTTGGGTCATAACCAGCATCAATAAATACACCACGAATACTTTGAAAGCCAGCTAACTCAAGGTGACCCAATAAGATCGTTGAATTGCTTTCTTTGATGAAAGTACCTGATCGATCTTCATTCTCAGAATTGATCCACGGGAGCAATGCCACTGAATATTCTTTGTTTGGACCAAACTGTAAGTCTGTTGGCTCTGAGTACACTGTCCAGTTTTTATACTTGGACAGCATTTCAGTTAATGAATTTAATGAATTATTATTTCTGAAAAAGGTATCATGGTTGCCACAGATAATGTGGTTCTCTGTACCTAACTTTTCAAAGACATCAAATACTCTTTCTCTAACTTGATTCAGAGTTCTAAAATTAATATACTTTCGGCGATCAAATAGATCACCCAAATGAAAGACATATTGAATTTTGTGTTCTTCGATATAGGGAAACAGTTGTTCCTCAAAGAACCGAATAAAGTATTCATTTACAACAGTGGAATCACCTTTGAATCCAAAGTGACTATCATTCAAGATAATCGCTTTACACATTCAGGGAACCTCCATCTTGAATCTTCTTCTTTCTACCTTTTCTTTTACCTTCGAGAAGTTTATCCATTTTTTCTACTTCTGGTTCACCAATACCAAATGCATCTTTAAAGCCGTTTTCAACCCCAGAAAAAGTTTCATTAAACCATTTGTGAAACTCTGGGTTGTTTTGATTTTGTGCAACTTTAAACTGAATATACTTTTCTTTTTTCTCTTTGTTGATTATACGAACAAACGAGAACCAGCATATCTGAGTCAAATATCCGAATGGAGATTTGGATATATCTGGATCAAAATTATCAATGTAGGTAACACAGTTTAAAACTGCATCCGATACCATTTCTTCCCGGTAGGTATAATTGGCAAAGTTGGGTCGGAAAGATAATCGGTTTGCAATTTTTAAAATTGCGTCACCAACATAATCAGGTAACTTTGGTTTCTTTTTACCAGAGTTTTCTGCATCATTCTTCTTCTTTTTATATTCAACTAACTCTTGATATAAAACGGAGTTATCAACATAATCTCCGTCTTTGCTTTTTGGTTTCTTTGGTTTTTTTATTTTGTCCTTTGCCATTAGTCAATTATACCATAAATGGTGTAAATGTCAAGTCTGTAATAATTTTAAATCTCCATCATACATCATATGAGCTAATTGTTTCATTTCAACCAAAGGTTTCCAACCCAAATCAACTTGCGCTTTAGTTGAATTCCCAAGTAAATACGGGACTTCAATTGGTCTAAAAAGTTTTGAATCTATGACAACATATTCGTTGTAATCTAATGAGGCATAATCAAATACTTCTTTTAAGAATTCTTGTATTGAATATGTTTTGCCAGTTGCAATTATATAATCTGATGCAACATGATGTTGTAACATAAGATGCATGGCTTTTACATAATCACCAGCAAAACCCCAATCTCTTTTGGCGGTCAAATTACCCAAATAAAGTTTGTTTTGTAACCCAAGTTTTATTTTAGCTGCTGCAAGAGTAATCTTTCTAGTAACAAATGTTTCCCCGCGCCTTGGGGATTCATGGTTAAACAAAATACCAGAACAGGCGTGTAATCCGTATGATCTTCTGTAAATATTCACCAAGTTATGTGCACATACTTTTGCAGCCGCATATGGAGAGACAGGGACTAAAGGTGAATATTCATCATATCCTGTATCTTCTGTAATTGGGCTATCACCAAACATTTCAGAAGAAGATGCTTGATAAAATTTAATAGAAGTATTAGTATTTCTTATTGCCTCAAGCCAATTTAATGTACCATGAACAATTCCATCTACTGTATTAGTTGGGATATCAAAAGAAACCTTTACATGAGACTGAGCTGCAAGATTATAAATTTCGTTTGGTTGGTATTGATTTATATATTTGTAACAAGCAGATGCATCGTTTAAATCATAATATTCCAATTTAAAGTTTGGATGATTATAGATATGATCAATTCTTTCGGTTGTAATAGTACTCGTTCTTCGTTTCAGTCCTATAACTAGATAACCCAAACTTAAAAGATGTTCTGATAAATAAGAACCATCTTGACCGTTAACACCACTTATAATTGCTATTTTTTTATTTAAAATTGACATAATGTTTTTATTTATTCTGCTTTATAATAGTTACAATGAATTTCCATAGATCTTATTTGGTCGGATATAGGTATTGTAGGTAGATTATATTTGTAAACTAAATTCGTTAAAATACTTTGATCATCTCTATGTTCTTTAAAAATAGGATCATTTTCCCCATGAATATTTTCAGCATGAAAAGAAATAATTTGATAATTTGTACAATAATACAACCATTCTTCGATAAATTGTTTAATAAATGGTGTATTTTTTATAAGAATTAAACCAGCTTCTATTTGTAGTTGATTAAAATATTTTTCTTCTAAACAATTCATCAAATAAAAACAATCATATCTTGTATATTCTTTTTGTGGGTGGTTACCGGTAAAAAAAAGATAATCAAATGTTTTAAATTTTTCTTCACATAATTCTCTTAAAACATAAGGATTTCTGATACAATCTTCACTATCCATATAAAATAAAATTTCATTTTCTGGAAGTTGATATAATGCTTCTAAAATAAAATAAGGTTTCCAAGCACAATAACCAGATCCACGAGAACAATCTAAAATTTGTTTATTTTGTACATAAAAATTTGTATTTGTTAAGTCACTTCTGGTTTTTAGTATATATCTATTAAATATATTTTTTTGTTGTAGTTGATTTACAATTTTATCACGAAATGGTAAATGGTTTCTATCGGCATACATTAAAAGGTTATATGTGTTCATAAAAATATAATTGTAAAAAATCACAATCTTCTTCTGTTAGTGTGTATGTACCAGGATGTTGTACGGCAATACTAGCCGCCTTATTTGCTAATTTAATAGAAAGAGGCATATCAGAAGAACAAAGATAAAAATAAGATAATGCTGCTAAAAACGTATCACCAGCTCCAGCCACATCAAAGACATTAACTTGGTTTGTCTTATATACAATATTTTTGTATTTGGCACCCTCACCACCAAGAGTAACAATAATATTGTCATTTACAGTATTTAATTTTTTATATTCTGTTTCATTTATTTTAATAAAACAATTGTTTAATTGCAAATTAGATTTTTTGCTATCAATAAATATTGGTTTTGTAAAATTTTCCGTAATAAAAGTTAATACTTTGTTGGTAATAAATCCTTTATTATAATCGGACACCACAATACAGTCATACAAATCTAAATCTAAGGGTAGAGATATTTCATTTAAAATTGTTTCATGGTCTACACGTAAAATTTGTTGTTGGGATTTTACTTCAACATATCTTATTTTTTGTATAAATTCAGTATTTGTTAAAAAAGTTATATTTTTATTTAAAGTTTTTAAATTATTGTAGACATTTCCTGCCATACCCAATACTTTAATAGATTTTGTAAAATTTAATACGGGTACCGGTGCTTCGGGGCTAATTCTGTCGCAAGTTCCGTATCGATATTCATCTATACACGAATCACCCATTAATAATATGTTGTATTGTTTTGCTGCTTGCATAATCAGAGATTCTATCAAAAAATTTTATTTCTTTTGTGTAACAAGATCCAATAACTTTTTTATGTTTATATTCGCTACCCACAACCATATAATCCGGGGCATTGGTTTTTATTAAATTTTCTAATTCTATATCCGTATCAAAAATATACACACAATCCACAACCCTTAAGCTTTGTAATAACCTTTGTCTATCGACTTGATTATTTATGGGGCGATTTTGTCCTTTAGATTGTGAAATCCTTGAATCCGAATCAATACCTACTATTAATGTTGTACCTAGACTTTTAGCATATTCCAATAATGATAAATGACCAACATGCAAAACATCAAAACACCCATTTACAAAAACATTAATCATATATAAAATATTCTATATTATCAAAAATAAAATTATTTTTTTCTGTTAATTCAGTATACAACTGTTTAGTAATAAAACAAATACTTTGTAAGTTTGAATTATGTTCTTTAACAGCACAACTTAAACATGAAGCTCCACTTTGTAACCCTATAAAACCTTTAGATGAATACATCATATCATAATACTCAAAAATATTATTTACAAGAATAGATTCGTCATCTGTTTTGTATTGTTTCCAATTATTCTCAGATAATTTATTTTTAAATACTACATTTAAAAAAGTTATATTTGTAAACATAGATTTTAACATATTATAATGGCTTAATAATTTTGTGTAATCATATTCAGATGTAATACTACTAAAATCAACCAAATAAACATCGTTAAATTTTATATTTTTTAATGGTTTATAATATATTTTGGGGTAGTAGTTTTTAGGAATAAGACCGTTTGCTGCTTCTTGATTCATAATACTAGTTTTTCCTATATTTTGGTAAACAATACCAGATGGATCACCAGCATTCCACTCATTACTAGATTTACCGAGAACAAAAGGATTTGTACCCCAGACAAAATCATAAATTTCAGAATTTCGATAAGGGGCATTAGCCCAAATATACGTTTTTCTATTTTGTTGTTTGTAAAATTCTTCAGGTAAAGTAGAAAACTGCAAATGATCACCCAAACCCCCGTGATATGGGGCAAGAACCACATCACTCATAAATGTTGTTCCCAGTTAATTGTAGGTGATTGTAGTAGATCACATTGCGTAGAATACCCAGGCATGGATGATATTAAACTTCGTCCTTGCCTACCAAGATCCAGGAATTTATCATTATCCCTTGAAATACCATTGTCTGAATATACACTATATTTTTCATGTGTATGATAATCTTGCATCAATTGTGCATATTTGGTTGCGTAAGTATTACATGTCGAGGGAACAGTTCGCCAATGGCAACTTTCCGTACAATAAATTTTTGAATATAGATCAGGGTAACTCAAATATTTATCTAAATGATCATACAATGTCATATAATGAATTGGTAAAGCAAATGCTTCGACCATAACTTTTTCCCATCCGGGCAGATGTAAATAATCATCTTCTAAAAAATAAATGATCGTATTTGGATCATAATTTTGATCTTTAATATAATTTAACGTAAAAATAAAACTGCCAGCTTCGTTTCCACAATCACACTCAACTACATTTGATTCAGTTTTTAAAAATGTTTGATCTCGTGGTCCATAATGTTTATCGTAAATAATAGTATAGTTACAAGCTTCAATATTTAAAGTACGTTTAAAATTTTGAAAAACTTTTTCTTTATCATACCAAGACGGTCTATGTCTATTTGGTAGAGCAGAATTTGGAGAATAAAAACAATGTCTCAAAAAAATCTCAATTTTCATAAATTATCTCCAGTAACTGTACAGATTTTTTTCTATTTCGTAATTCATTATTTTTAAATCTCTATTTGGTTCCTTAATCGCCCAAGCAAACATTTTTTCAGTTAACTCATATAAATTTGTTTGATCTGTAAAATTTAAATATTGTTTTGCTTTTGTGTGATCGCAATGTGCATGTTTTGCTTCATGTCTTGCTTCACCATGTTCTATACATACATTGTATTTATGTTTGGTTGCAACTTCTTTAACTATATGCGCAACCTCATTTAAAGAATAATATTTATCTGCCCCAATATTAAATAACTCACTATCATTAAAATTCATTAACTTATCTAATGGATCCATGTAATATTTGATATCTGAAAACGCTCTGGTTTGTTCACCATCCCCGTAAATAAGTAACGGTACACCATTTATGGCTTTTCTAATAAAGATACCAATTACATTTCTATATCTATCCCAAATATTTTGATACAAACCAAGAACATTATGCGGTCTAATAATGTTATATCTTAATCCAAATTGTTCATGTGCTTGTTTGATATCAAGTTCAACAGCATATTTTGCAATTCCATAAGGGTCTATTGGTTGTGGTAACAACTGTTCAGTAAATGGGGCAGCTTGGTTGCCATAAACCGCCATACTAGAAGTAAATACTAATTTACTATTGTAATTAACACAACAATTTATTACATTTACAGAACAAAGAATATTGTTAGTATAATTAAAATTTCTGATAAAAGGTGATAACCCCTCTGCAGCATATGCGGCAAAGTGGTATGTGCATTCTGGTAAATGTTTTTTGTAAATCTCAATTAATTTACTTTGATCGAGAAGATTTAATTCATAAAAAGTAAAATTAGAATGTATTGGTAAAAAAGTTTTATAGCCACCTGAAAAATCATCAACGCCTATTACAGTATGCCCTTGTTCTAAACAATGACGGCTATAATTAGCTCCCAATAAACCAGCACATCCTGTAATTAAAATATTCATGTTATGTGTATTTTAAATTCATCAATTCAGATGTATTAATAAAGTTTTTTCCATGCCAACCAAAATGTTTTGTTTTATCAAATACAATTCTTGACTGCCAGGAATACCCATGTTCAGTACATGGGTTTTCATAAGAAAATTGTGTTGCTAACTCAAATGGTGCAAATTTAATTCCATATTCAATTGCTTCATTATATACTCTAGTACATAAAAAAGTATCTTCCCCCAGCCCATCACACGACAAATATTGGTTAGCAAATTTTAAAAACTTTTTACTACGTAAAGAAAATCCACCATTCCCAACTCGATTTAATGGAAAATATTTTCTAATATATTCTTGTTGTGGTAGATATTGTTGTGAAATCCAACTATCTTCGGAGGGCCAAGGGGCACCTATATAATCATATTGTAAAAATTCATCAGTCCAAAGATCTGGATTTACTATATGCCCATCATCTTGAATCAATAAAACATGATCCGACTCAACATAATCATTTAAATGTAGAATAAAATCATTATATTCATTTAATGAGTTTAATTTAGAAATAGTCTGTGTATCTATATTAGTGTCAGTAATATTCTCATGTGATATTAGCAGTGTTTTATTAAATTTAAAATATTTTTGGCAATATTTTAAAGCACACAATGCTGCATTAGAGTCTGTACAATTTACACTAATTAAATCAATATTTTTAAACATGAATATTATTCACAATTATAGATACCGTATGCACAATTTGCTTGATGAAAACCCGGTCTACCATGATATAACTGAACACAATCTCCAAAATAATTTTTAAAATCATCAAAACTAAATTTGAATGGGTGTTGTTCATTTATCTCATAATCAATTGGTTCAAAAAACCGAATAATTTTACAATTTTGTTTGCATTTTTCTATAAGTAAATCTGGATTTTGTACATGTTGTAATAAATTAAACATCCATACTTCATCTACTTTAGGAAAGTTACATACTTCTGCTCGTTCATGTATTTTTACAATATCTTTACCTTCGTAGTACTTATCGGCTTCGGGGTATTGAGTTGGTTCAATCACATATGATTTTGAATAATTATTACAAAAGAATAAAGATGAAATTCTAGCACAACCAATTTCGGCAATACTTTTTTGTTTTAAATCTGTATTATTGATGTTTAGGTATTCAAAATAATAACCATAATTAATTTTAAAATCTGCATATGATTGCTCTACTACTTTTTCAATATGTCCAAATTTTTCTCCATGTTGAGCTAAATTCCATCTTTCATCAGTTATAGGTTCTTTATACATGATATACTCCATATGCACAATCTGCTCCATGGAACATTTTAGATGGATGTTCTTTATTTGGGCATGTATATAATTTTACAGAATCACCAAAATACTTTTTATAATCATCTAAACTAAAACTAAAAGGATGTTCTAAATTTGTACCACAATCAATTGGTTCAAAAAACCGAATAACTTTAGAATTTTGTTTGCATTTTTCTATAATTAAGTCTGGATTTTGTACATGATCTAAAACATTAAATAACCAAATCTCATCTACTTTAGGAAATTTGCATACTTCTGCTCGTTCATGTATTTTTACAATGTCTTTACCTTCATAATATTTGTCTGATTCTGGATAATGAGTTGGTTCAATTACATAAGATTTAGAATAATTATTACAAAAGAATAAAGATGAAATTCTAGCACACCCAATTTCTGTAATACTTTTTTTCTGTAAGTCCGCATTATCAATGTTCAAATATTCAAAATAATAATTATAAGAAACTTTATATTTTTCATATGAAATTCCTATTGGATCTACAACGTGTCCCGCTTTTTCACCTGGTTGTGTCTGATACCAACGTTCGTCTGATACTGGTTCTTTAATCATATTGTTCTTTCTGTATTAATTTGCGGTAAATGTATTAAATCTTTATGTCTATTGTAAAATATTTTTGTATTTTTGTGATGGCTTTTTAAATGCCATGAAGCTGGAGAACCTGAAATTCGTGTTCCACCCCAAGATTCATGTGAAATCACATCTATCCAATAACATCCACACAATTTATTTAGTTGGTGTTTGGCTCTATAACAAAAATCATGTTCATCCATATCAAGTGGTGCAAAACTTTCATCAAGATAATTTAAAGTCTGTAAATCACTATGATCTATCATTAGCGGACCACGGTTTACAGAACTTCTTATAGCAAATTTATCTCTGGGTGTATTTGATCTATCAGCGTGTTCAATATGATTTATAATATCACACCAACAATTATCAAGATCTTCTTTTAAATTTAAATGAACACTATATGGATTGAATTGCCAATTATGTGCAGTTCTAGCAGTAACCGCAAATACATCACCAAAAGAAAATGGTTTTACCATTCTTTCGTTCCATGCATATTCATTAATAATCATATCATCTTGAATTATAGTGCAGTATTCTCCAGTACTATTCTTTAATCCAACATTATTTGCTTTAGTTTCAAAAACATCGGGTGTTTCAAAAATTCGCATTTTATCAAATTTATTAAAATTATCATAAATAATTTGAGCGGAATTATCAGAACAACCATCGATTATTACTATTAGTTCATATGAGCCTGTTGTATTTTGTTTAATTCCATCTAAAACACGTTGTAATAAAAATTCTTTATTATGTACTGTTAATATTAAACTATGCATTTTTATATTTTTTTAAATAACCTTGTGATTCATAATATTTTTTAAGTTCATCTGAACTACATTCTATCAAATAATAATGAAGTTTTTCTAATTCATCAATATTGGTTGGGTGTGATTGTTGTGCTGGGGGATGTTCCTGATGGTAGACCAAAGTGTTTATCCAATGCACTTTATAACCAAGTTTTTGAAATCTTATACCACGTTCATGATCTTCCGGACACCAATGAACATAATTTTCATTTTCCATAAACCCTTTTCGGTAACAATCGGTATTAAAAAATTGAACATGTCCATATCTACAAAGCCACGGACTACGAGAATCTAATTTTAAATCATTTAAATTTAAAGATTCTTCAAAAATATCTAAACCTTTAGTGTCAGGATAAATTCTTCTTTGTGTAATGGCATTATATCCATAGGGATAGATAACATCAGCTTGTTTTGTTGTGATTAATTTTTCAGCTGTTGTGTACGTTGTTGGATCTAGAAATACATCCGCATCATAGTTAGCTGTAACTGGTGTTGTCACTATATCTAACATTTGATTTATGAGACGTGTGCGATGAAAATTATTATCAACAATAGTTTCAAATTTATAAATTAAACGCTTTGAATCAAATGGAGAAATATCTAATTTAGGTGTAAGATCACATTCTGTTACTATAATATTAAAATTTGTATTTTTTAATAGATACCTCAGAGTATTATTGATATTTTTTTTTCTTTGTTCTGAATCTATTTTAACCGGAATAATAGCTGTAGTATTACATTTCATAATAAATTATTGAGTTTTTAACCAATCTAATATATTTATCTGTGGGATCCAATTAATTTCATTCATTAATTTTTTATTTGAACATAAATTGTTATCTGCTTCACCTTGACGTACAGGAATAAAAATCATATTCTTTGAAATAACTTTAGCAATATCAATAATTTTTATAGCTTCCCCAGAACCAACATTGTAAATATTACCATCTCTCATTTTTAGGTTAAACCAATTTTCCATTGCCATTATATTTGCATTTACTACATCTTTAACGTATATAAAATCTCTTTCCTGTAATCCCGAACCAACAATAGTAAGTGGTAAATTATTCTTTTTTTGTTTTAAAAATATTCCTGTTACTAATGCATATGGTCCATTGCTGGGTGAACGTTCACCAAAGACATTAAAATACCGAAATATACATGAATTAACATTATATAATTTTACATAGTTTTTAATTAAAAGTTCCGCTGCATATTTTGTTGAACCGTATGGGTTTAAACAGTCTTCAGGTAAGGTTTCTGTTATAGGAAGGGATTTAGTCAACCCATAAACACATGATGTTGAAGAAAATAATAATCCTTTTACTTTGTTAATACGACAAGCTTCAAGTATATTTAAGGTACCAACAATATTTACATCAACAGCGCGTTTTGGGTTTAAAATAGAATTTTGTAAACGAGATTCTGCAGCTAAATGAAATATAAAATCACAATTTTGTGTAAGATTATTCACAGTATCTGCATCACAAATAGATTTTTTATGATATTCTGCTTTATCATTAAAATAAAATATGTCATTATCGGCAGAACAATCATCAATTACAATGACTTCATGGTTTTTATCTACTAAAGCATCAACAAGATGACTACCAATAAAGCCACAACCACCTGTTACTAAAATTTTCATTTAATATATTCCATATAAGATTTTGTAATTTTTTTCTTTAATTCAGTCGTAGAATACCCATGTTGTCTATCAGTATAAACAATTTTAATAGGAAGGTAATCTGCAGTAAACTTTTTATCTTTATAATCATCACCTAAAAACCTAACATCATATTTACCTAATTCTAGTTTATGTGTAAGATCGGTTTCATCTATGTATGGTACAATATTATCGATATACATAATAGATTTTAATACTTCTATTCTTTCTTCTAAAGAATGAATTGGTTTCATTTTATTTCGTTCTATTGATGGATCATCATGTAATAAAACCGTAAGATGTCCACAATTTTCTTTGCAAAACTTCAATAACTTACAATACCCTGGATGAATCAAATCAAATGCTCCAGCAACTACACCACGAGTTTTGGAGAATGATTGTCTCCAGTCAACTGCATTAATTGCTTTATCATCAATAATGACATCATAAGTAGGCTTACGATTCATTATTAGTTCATCGTGTGATATTTTCCATTCTTTTAATTGTTCTTTAGTTAATAAAGTCCAATCTATACCACTACTAGATCCTCTTCCGGTAAATATAAGAATTTTATTACCAAGAACTGAAAGTCGATTGACTTCTTCAATAGCTTCGTGTATAGGGGTTGCAGTTGCATAATCCCCATTAATGGCTTTGGTACATAACGTTTCGTCTAAATCAAAACAATATATCATTATATTACCGAATGTAAAATGATCTCATGAACACATTCAACAACACCATAATCAGTGGAATCAACCCAAAAATCTATAAGTGCATTATCTTTAAAGAGTGTACGCAATTGATTATTTGAGTCAAAGCCAGATAAAATAATATAATTTATATTATTATTTTTACAATATAAAGCTGAATTTAAAATATTTTTAGAATTACCCGATGAACTAATTAGAATAACTAAACTATTTTGAGTTGAAAATTCAGAAAGATATTGTGAGAATATATGTTCATATCCATAATCATTTGCATAACACGTTAACCTAGCACCATCAGTAAAAGCAATACCGCGTTTCTTTAATGCTTTGGTGTAGTCTTCTGCCATATGAGCTGAAATTGCATTACTTCCACCATTACCTAATAGTATAATTTCTGAATTATTTTCTAATATAATTTTTTTTAAATATTCTAAATTATCACTGTTTAAAGTATTTAAATTATGTAAAGCAGCATTAATGTTTGATATAAATTTATTCATATAACTCGTTGCACTCCTGTATTACTTAGTGTTAACTTAAAAAATTTACTGTCTAAAGGGGGCTTATCTGATGGGAAAAAGCATAAAAAGAATCCACCATTTCCTGCACCACACAATTTATGTGTAATGCAATTAGGATAAGTAGACAAATAATTATCCATATCTTGAATTATTTGATCTTTTAAAACATCTTTTGATGTTTTTTTCTTTTGTGTCCAACCCTCAGATATAGTAGATAAAAACTTTTCATATGAACCATTTAAAATAAATTGCTCAGATTCTTCTACTAAAGGATTAAAAACATCTGTATCTGGAACAGAAATTGATTTTAATATATCGGTTGAATTTCGTGTAAGTCCAGTAAATAAAAGATATGGTGTAAAATATGTAAAAAATTGTGTTGGCAAAAAAGTATATTTTGGTAAACCATTTTGTGTAAATTCAATTTTTTTAAATCCACCAATACAGCAACCAAAGACATCTTGTTGTCCTAGCAATGGATTTGCTATTTTTTCCATATAATGCGATCTCACAGCACATTCAATATCAGAAATGGGTTCATTTTTAAATTCTGATATGGCTTTGGAGATAGCACACGAATAAGATGAAGATGAAGCTAAACCCGATCCATGTGAAAATACATCACTAGTAAGATGTATAGAACACGGATCTACATTTTCTTTTTCAAAAAATATTTGAACTAATTTATTTTGTATTTGTGAAATAGAATCTACTTCTTCTCGCACCGAATAATTTACAATATATTTTTGATTTAAAGAATTTTTACCTATTAAATCTTTATATATAGAAACATACGTATAAATTTTTGGAGTAAAAGATATTACAGATCCTTTTTTGTGTTTGGATAGATAAGCATCAATATCACTTGATCCACCAATCAATGAAATACGAACAGGACATTTTACTGTAATCATATAGAAATCCAATTTTCACAATACACATCAGACCAATCTTTTGGCATATGTGCTGCTGAACCAAACCATGTTTTTGGTGCAATTACTTTTTTACTTTTAGCTAACCAAGCACCCCACCAACTAAAAGAACTATTTGCAATAATATGGTATTCACATTTACTCATCATACATAAATCAGTAAATTTATCATCCGTTCCTAACATCATAATATTACGATTTAATGATTTTAAAATATTATTTGCAAGAGGATAATCATCACTAAATAAAATAATTTGGGTATCAACAGGTATATGTGAAATAGCATTTTTATAATATTCTAAATTACATACTGGATGACTATCAGAAAATTGTAAATAGTCTGTTAATCTTAAATGTAAGGCAACATATTCATTTTGTTTACCTTCTAATAATTTGTTTGTTTTATTTTCTACAGATTCTTTAAATTTAAATTCTTTATTAATTAAATTTTTTTTATATTTTTTAAAATATTTTTCTGTCTGAAAATATCCTCTGATATCACAATTATCGGGAATATTATGAATATTTGCATCATAATTAAAGTGAGGTTCTATGTACATAGAACTCATAAAATTTTGAGATGAATCTGAGGCGGATAAATCAAAGACATCCTGTAAACAAAAATCTAATTTATCGTTGTGGCTACGTTGTTTGTATGGTACACCAATATTATAGTTTAATTCTTTACCTAAAGCATAAAGAGTAGCATATTGAAACATTTGGTTACCCAATCTACCATTTGTTCCTATTGATTGGCATGATATCATACTGGCACCTGTATTTCTAATTTAACATTTTGATCTCGAATAGGAAACTCGCTATTCTTATCAACCAATGGTCTAGAGGTTACGGATTCCCATTGATTTGCACTTTGTCGTGCATTAGCTTGAACAAAAAAAGGTTTATTTGGAGTAATAACATTAAATCTTTCTTGTACTAAAGCACACCCATTATCAAATGGAATCTTTAATCTATAAGCAAAAATTTTAGCTATGTCAGCAACAGTTTTTCTATAATCTTTATTCAGATATAAAATTGCATGTGTTGCTAAAATTTTACCAATACGCATATAATGTTTATCTATACGTTTAGTAATATAATGTTGGTTTCCAGAAGAAACCCCAAGATACACAGCATCAGTATCATCTTTTACTTCAATTTGAGGATGAAAATCTGGAGTAAACTCAGCATCATCTTCTAAAATTAAAAGAGGACAATTATATTGCATATCTTCTAAAATATCAATATGTGACTGAGCACACCCAACATAATGTTTTATAGGTTCTGGTGTTCCATATGGTGGTGCAATTTGCTTGGCAGATTTGCGATGGGTATTGGAAAATCTGTGTTCACGAAATCTTTGATTCATGATTTCTGCGTTGCCAGTAGCACTATCAAGATTAATCCATACGGTAGGTATTTGTCTTAGATCTATAATCATATTCAATTTAATTTAAAGGAGACTTAGAAACAATATTATAACACATTTTAAATAAATAATCAAGATATATCTTGACTTTTCTTAAAGGATACTCTATAGTATACTTATAATGAATTTAGAAACCCTTAAAGATAACATTAAAAAAGATTCTTTAATAGACTCTACAGAGTTAGGTAAAGAAGCTATAAGGACTCCTGCTATACATGGTAAGTACTTGAATATACATGCAGACCTTAAGATAGAGCTTCAAAAATTAAATAATGCATTCTTGATAATGCGATTGAGAAAATGGAAAATATACACTGGTCATGCAACACAAGACGAATTAGTTGAATGGGGTGAAGATCCATTTCAAATGAAATTATTAAAAACAGACTTAGATAAATTCCTAGAAGCAGATCCTATCTTATTAAAAATTGTAACTGATTTAAATATTCTTGAAATCAAAGTCAAGATGGTAGAAGATTTTTTAAAGGTTTTAACTAATAGAAATTTCTCCATTAAGTCTGCCATTGATTGGAATAAGCTTGTTAACGGTATCTCATGATGACATAAATAATTGTAGTGTATACTATAATTGCATCGGCGGAAGATCATACAAAATATAAAATTGATTGCGAAGATTCTGTAAAAAGAGAACTTCGTTCTTATTTTTCATTTAAGGTTCCCGGTGCAGAATACATGCCCTTATACAAATCTCGTATATGGGATGGTAAAATCAAATTATACGAGATCAATAGTTCGACTCTTCCCTGTGGACTCAAATCATATCTTAAACGATTTTGTGAAGAACGAAACTATAATGTTATTTTTGATGATAAAGATGTAGATCCAATAGACATTAATTCTGAATCATTTGATGATTTTTATAAAACTTTAAATGTCACTGTTAAAAAAGAACCTGTAATTCCACATCCCCACCAAAAAAATGCTGTCATACATGCATTAACAAATACCCGATCTGTTGTCGTATCGCCAACGGGTAGTGGTAAGTCGCTTATCATTTATCTAATAATTCGATACCTATTACGATATTGCCTAAAGGCACCCAAGAAAATTTTATTATTGGTTCCCACTGTTGGGTTGGTACAGCAGATGGAAGCAGACTTCTTTGATTATTCAAAAAATGATAAATCTTGGTCTGTAACAAAATTTATACATAAAATCAGTGCGGGTAAGGAAAAATTAACAGATAAGCCAGTTGTCGTATCTACATGGCAGTCTGTTTATAAACTTCCTAAAGAATGGTTCGATCAGTTCGAGGCTGTCATTTTTGATGAGTGTCATCTTGTAAAAGCAGACTCTTTGGTCAATATTGGTAAAAAACTGACAAAGGCTTGGTTTAGGCTCGGGACTACAGGTACGCTGGATCAGACCTTGGCGCATAAACTCTCAATAGAGGGCACGCTAGGGCCATCTGTACAGTTTATAACAACAAGGGGGCTAATCAGTAAGGGAGTACTGGCAAAGCTTGGTATAGACTGTATTGTTTTGGATTATGATGACCAAACTCGACATAGAGTCAAAAAATTAAAATATCAAGACGAAATGGCTTATTTGGTTGAAAATTCAAAACGCAATGATTTTATTGTAAAATTGTGTGGCGAAACTCAAGGTAATACATTGGTTCTTTTTAACTATGTTGAAAAGCATGGTAAACCACTTTACGAATTAATCCAAAAACAATACCCAGAAAAGAAAGTATACTTTATTTCGGGTAAAGTGGATGCAGAAAATAGAGAATTTATTCGAAAGATAATAGACAAAGAAAAAAATGCCATTCTTGTTGCATCTTTTGGTACTACGAGCACGGGTATTAATATCGTACATCTTGACAATATTATCTTTGCATCTCCTACAAAATCAGTAATACGCTTGTTACAGAGTATTGGGCGTGGATTAAGAACGTCTGCAATCAAACAAACACTAAAGGTGTTTGATATTGTTGATGATATGTCATGGAAAAGTTATAAAAATCATGTGCTGAAACATTTTGAACAACGCATTAAAATATACAAAAAAGAAAAGTTTGATCATAAAGTTTTTAAGATCAAAATATAAAACTTCTTTTGGATAAATAGTATTGAGGAGGAAGCATGGAAGAACAAGATCCCAAAGCTTCATCGTCTATAAAAGTTATTAAACTCTCTAGTGGTGAAGAGTTAATATCGATGGTGGATGAATCACCAGACGAAGTCGTTCTCTCAAACCCGGCTAAGATTGTCTTTTATACAACATCAACTCCAGATGGTGAGGTAATTGAATGCTTGCGTGTTACTTCTTACTTGGCTAACATTAAAGAAACTTCTATTACTATTTTAATGAAACATGTTATATATCTGGCAGAACCATCTGATGATATTCTCAATATGTACAATTCATATTTGGAATTTATGAATGGTTTAAAAGATGATGTTATATTAGCAGAAATAGAACCAGATCATGATAATATGGATGTTGCATGGGCATTATTTTCTGATCCACAATTTATTGATTTTGTACAAGAAATTTATGAAGAACATCTTCAAGATTCAGAAATTGACGAAGAAGAAGATAGAGAAGAACCATCTGAAGAATTGTTTGATTCATTAAATGCTGAATGGGAAAAGGCAATTAATGAAAATAGAAAGAAAAGAAAATACAAAAAGGAAGAGTTAAAGCTACCTTATATTCCCGACAACGAAGCATCAGATCCACAAAGTTGGTCTGATAATCCAGAAGACTATCTAACATGACAAACATCAATCCGTTATTATCAAATTGTTACAAATTTATTATAGACAGAGGAGATAGTAAACTTGAGTTGTTTGGGCAAACCGTTTCTTTACCCGGTATTCAATTAAGTGTGAGTCCACAACCAACTACTCTTGGTGTTCAAATTCCAGTTGCTACAAATACATTTACATTTGAATCACTTATTCTAGAATTTATTGTAGATGAAAATATCGAAAACTGGAAAAGCATATATGATTGGATGTCATCTATCGGTAATATTTCTAACGATACAGATAATGAAATGTATAGGACATGGGCAACAACTGCATATCTACAAGTTCTTGGATCTAATTATTACCCGATCAACAAAACTGCAGTGTTTCATTATGTAATTCCTACTGCTCTGAGTGCTCTTACTTTTAGATCTGATCTTGGTGACAGTACACCAATGAAAGCAAGAGTTACGTTTAGCTATTCATATTACGATTTTGATTAATTTTTAAAAACATACAAACCAATGAAAAACCCTCGGGTGTTTAGCCCGAGGGTTTTTGTTTTTAAACTCTATCTTACGTATTAGTTACCGTAAGTGTTACCATGCAGACCATTGACGCGGGTGAGGCGGTAGTACTGATTAGCACCAGACTGATTGGTGAAATCTGAACCATATGGTGTACCATCGTTCTTGAGAACGTATGGGTTTGCAACCATACCGTAACGTGTCTTAAACGCAATACGAGGTTGGAAGGTACCCGGATCAATAGCTCTCATCATTTGGAGTGGAACGTATGGGCAGTAGAATACACCTGCATCATACGGAGACTCGCCCTTATAACCAACGCAGAAGAAGTTTACACCAAGCTGTGAATACGGATCAATGTAAACTTTCAGCTTGCCGTTGAGTAGACCAGCAAAAGTGCTACCGGTATCATCAACTGCGAGTTGGGTATTAATGGCTGGTGAGAGATTCAAGAAGCCTGACATGGCGAGTGCACTGGCGACATCGGAAGATACGATGACGAAGTTACCCTTACCACGACGGGTTTCCTTAGCGATGGCATTGCATTCACGTTCGATCTGGAAGACCAGACCACGGAAACGTTCAGCAGACCAACGACCATCTGAATCTAGATCCAGATTGTAGGTACCAGCACCAGTAATATCAGTTTGCTGTGTACCAGTCTTAGCAACCCAGTAGATGGAACGAACGATTTCGCGATTAATTTCAGCAAGAATTTCAGTGCTGAGAAGATTTGCGAGTTCGGCTTCAGCGTCAAGACCGTGAACAGCCTTAAGATCTTGTGCCAATTCGACTGTGTACCCTGCACTCAGTGCACGGCTACCTGCTGCTACAGCAACACGGTCAATCGTAAAGGACATCTTATTCATGACGTTTGTTGCAGAAGTTGATGCAGCATAATCTAAATTTTCGCCAGATGAAGTTAACATTGCTCTCATTGAGTCAAAGTTGACTTGTGCTTTGGCGTTGATAAAGTTACCTGTATTGTTTGCTGCAAAATACGAAGCACCAGTTGTTCCGTATGGGTTTACACCAGTATTAACTGATGATGTACCACCGGCTGCAGTGAAGCCACCAGACGGACCAGATACACCAGAGAAACGAGGATCTGGTTCCTGGAATTGAGCTTCATTACCAACACCTGGAAGAGAACTGTCACCATACTTGGCACGCATCGCAAAGATGAGTCCAGTTGGTGCAGTCATCGGTTGAACGCCACAAATGTCATATGCCATCAAATTCGGCATAGCACGACGAACAAGACTGATAAGAATTGGATCGTAACCACGGATACCACCTTGGGCGGTACCAGAAACTACACCACCAATATCAGATCCTGTTGCCATACCTTCAGAGAGGTATTGGTCGCGCATATTCTGCTCTTGATTCTCAAGTAGAACTGCGGTAACTTTAGTTTTCCATTCATTGCCAATTGAAGGAAGTGCCTCGTGCTTAAGCACGGGATTCCATTTTTCAGTTAAAATATCATACGGGGTTTCATCTCGGTAACTCATTTTATTAGTATCTCCTGTGGATTAAAATTATTTAGTAAATTTAAAGTTTCTTATTCAAACGGTCTAAGGTGTGGGTGTAATTCTCGATTAGAGTGGTTGGTACACTTGCAGCCTTGCTAAATGTCATTTCCGGAACATACTGTTCTGGAATGGCAACTCTGCTGCCAAGGTAGTGTTCCTTGAGAGTAGAGAGTTTAGTTTTATATTCTTCTAGGGTGCTAAACTCAATATTTTCAATGAGTGAAGCAAGCTTTTCAATCTGAGTGTCAGCAAGATCCTTAGTTTCATTTACAAAGATACCAGCGCATTCAGAGATAAGAAGTTGTTTCTTGAGAGCAATGTTCTCATTCAGAACATGGTTGAGGTCGCCTTGAAGGTTTGAGGTCTGTTCATAGAGACCATCAATGACATTGTACTTCTCGGCAGGAACATCAACGTAATGCATTTCAAAGAGTTTCTTAAGACCCAAGATAAAGTTTTCAGCCAAGGTAGATTTGATACCACCTTCAACGGCTAATTGGTTATCTTGCATCCACTCTTCGACTACGTAATCTAGATAGTCATCAATTTTTTCGGTAAGGTTAACGGTGATTTCACCAAGCTTAGATTCAAAGTTTTCTTGAAGAGCTGGTGCAATCTCGTTAGCAATAGCCTTTAATTTTTGGTCAACTGCTGACTCAAAAATTGTCTTGGCTTGGATGAAGAAGTTTTCAGATACATTTACTTCGGCCAAAAGTGAACGGAGGCTATTCTCAAAATCAATTGCCTCTTGCATCTCTTCTTCGTCTTCTTCTTCTGTTGCGTATTGATCATTATTTACAGCTGCCTGTGGACTTCTGGAAGCTGTGTGCGCCTGATGAATACCCGCTGGGGCAACAGGTTGTGCGATAAAGCTAGTAGCACCATTGGAAGCATAACCACCTCTACCAGTTGCATCGTAGGTAAAGTCTTGTTGTGCGCCTACGTTTTCCTTGATAATGCTCATTAAATAGTCGTTATTTGATTGTTTGCTCATGTTGATCCTTTATACCTTATTATTTAGTTAATTATGTGAGTTCAGTATTTTTCAATACTTTGTGAATTATTATGGTGTTGATTTGGGTTTAAGAAAACCAGCAATAGTATCTGCTAGTGAAGTTTTTGGTGCTAGAGGAATATATGCATTTGGACCAAGATTTTTATAAAAATTACTAACGTTTGACATACTTCTAACACCCTCTTGTTGAGCTCTTCTATTGGCTAACAATGTATCTTTTATACTCAGGGCAGCGTCTGCAGTATGTTCAAGAGCATTTCCTACAACTCTTGCTGAACCTGCACCTTGTATTCCTTTACCCATATTTAATGTTGTATCTACAGCAAATTGCCCAGCTTCTGCGGCAACGTGCCCTACTTTATTAGGCTGTCCCATTACACGTGGATCTACACCTGGATAAATTTTCTTTTTTCCACTTGGTGCAGTCTTTGGTTTACCGGATTTTGTGTCTAATAATTTGTTTACACCAAGTTTTGTTTTCAGTAATTCTTCCGTTGATGGCGTTGCCCCGCCAGACTTAGACGAACCACCAAGGCCAGTTGCTTCGGAAATATAATATAAAAGTTTTAAGGAGGAATATCTCATATGCTTTTTAAGAATTTCTTGAACACGTGAATCATGTTCTTTTCAAGATTTCGGCTTGAACTTTTCTTGATTATCTGATGATAGGACTCAATAACTTGTGGTTGAAGAATACCGTTTTCCCAGACCCATTCTTTGCCTTCCATGATTCCGTTTACGAAAGCATTTGGGGCAGAAGGATCAGCAACGATATCAATGGCTGCTAACATGAAATCTTCTTGAACTTCTTGATATCCACCACGTGATTTGAGTGAACCCATACCACGACTAGATACACCAAGTTTAGCTCCTTCGGCAATAAGGTTTTTAACAATATCACCCATTGGGGTTTTAAGAACCTTTGCACGACCAATGATATCTCTACCAGATTCATTGAGTGATTTGACCATGTGTGATACACGATCAAGATTTACCGTTGGACCAGTTGGATGGTTTAACTCACCCAATGCACGACCCTTATCGACATATTCACGAATATATCGACGGCACTCTTTGATTAAAGTTGGGGTAGGATATACTCGACCATTGCGGTTCTGTACTTCACTTTGAAGAAATACTCCTTCAATGTAATAATCCTTACCACCGTCTTTATTGCTTTCCTCAATGTATTTTACATCTTCTACTAGTTCGGTGATAAGTTTCATGTTTAGTACGCTCCGTAACTACGAGCTTGGCGGTCATTTTGGAAATCTTGTGGCATTTCTTCGCCTTCTTCGGTTTCCTCTTCTTCATCAGTTTCATCGGCTTCTTCTTCGCCCTCTAGTTCTTCTTCAGTTTCATCTGCTTCAGAAAGGGTGAACATGGTCTTAGAAACATCTTGATACTCTTCTTCAAGACGAACAGATAATTTTTCAAGTAAAACTTGATTAACTATTTGACGAAAATCTACTGCGTTTTCGTTAACGATTGATTCGATCAGGGCTAGTTTGTCGGTCATTTTGTGAGTCCTTTTACTTTTTTAGCAAATTCCAAAGTTTGTTTAAAGTGCTGCTGATTCTCAAATAAATTTTTTGCCATAAGTTTTTGATTGTCTTGGCTGAGTTGGTCAAAAAGCATTTTAATTGGTTTAATATCATTTTCAGAAATATTTAGAATAGATGCATTTTTAAATTGCATTTTTATATTTTTTTGTGATTCTGTGTGGGTAATAGTTTCTATCAATTGCTTAATGTCATCGTTGACATCCACAGTCTTATCCACTGGTTCTTTTACAATAGATTCAAAAATTTTGATAGATAAATTCTTACAAATTTCTTGTTTTCTGTTTTCTAATTCTTGCATGAGACCTTCGGCAAATAGGTCTTCGTTTCCTTCTGAAAGTTCACCAATAAGTTTTTGAATTCTTAGTGGGCTCATCATGTGGCGGCTGCTTCCTCTGGTGGGACTCCTGCTGCTTGTTGTTGGGCAGCAAGAACAGCTTGTTCAGCCTGTAGTTTCATGTTATCTTCTTGGATCTCCATATCCATAAACTTAATCTGTTCATCTGTAAGATGTAAAACATGTTTCTTGATATAGTTACTTGAGATATATTTTCCAACATAACTCTCAGCTATAGAAACCATTTTTAATCTTTCAGAAAGAATTTCAGCTTCTTTCAGATCCCAGAAATAATTATCAGTATTAAATTCAAATTGGAAATAATACTTTACTGCATTCCAATCTTCTTCTGTTAATGTGCCAGTTAGCAATAGTTCAACACGTAATGTGTGTAAAAAGATTTGACTAAACTGATGTCTTAGACGCTCAATGAACTTATAGAATTTAAGTTCTTCTCTTGAGATCTCAGAAGACCTTCCCATATTAAAACCACTACTAGCATCAAGTCTACTACTCGGAACATTTAGTGCCGCGAACAACTTCTTTTTGAAGTAGTCAACGTCTTCGATTTGCGACATGGCTTGTCCGCCTGGCAACACTTGGATTTCTGTTCCTTTGGAGCCTTCTCTACGTGGAATCCAATAATCTTCAAGAACCGATAGAAAATTTTTATCATCTTTAATTTCTCCTGTACCCTGGTTATATACAATCTTGTTTCTGAATCGTGACATCATATCACGAAGATATTGTTCAGCTTTTTGTTTAGGTAACTGACCAACATCGACGTAAAATGCTCTACGTTCAGGTGCACGAGCAACACGATATACCATCAAGGCATCTTCAAGTTGTCGAAGCATATTCACTGGACGAATGGCTTTATGTAAATATCCAATTACACGTTTAGTGTTTAAATCAACCATTCCAGAGTGAACATATGAAATGGCATCTTTAGAAATTTTAATTCCTTGATTTGGAGTTGTGATGTACGAATCTTTATCTGTATTAGAATATAGATAAAACTCCTCAATATTTTTAATTAAAGCAACCGTACCAGAAGCTACACTTGCTGCTTCTTTTTCTATATTTTTAATTTTCTTAGTTTTTAACGGATCCAAAGGAATCAATTCCTTGATACCTTCTTTTGGATTCTTTTCGTCAATAATAATATAATAAAATAATTTACCATCGACGTACCAACGTCTAAAAACTTCATACGCTTTAGCATTAAAATCAAGCATCTTTAGAATGCGATCAAAGCTATTATGTATTTTACGTTTTACTTGATCTGATAACGGAACAGTTGTAAGATCTAATTTAATAGGTTTACGATCTGTACCCCAGACAATAGATGCGTTTACAATTTCATCAACAGCCGCATCTACCTCTGGGTAGAGTGACATATTTCTGTATTGAACAATATTTGCATTTTCGTCTTTAAGTGTTGTAGAATAGTCGATGTATGTACCGAATACACCACCGGCTTCTACTGCTACAGTACCATCAAAGTCTTCTGTAGCAACTAATCGCTTCGGTCCCATCATTACATCTGGGGACTCTTCCGGGCGTTTCTTTCCAAATTCAAATCCAAAAAATTCTATAGCCATGTTGATCTTTCACAATATTTAGGTACAATTAAATCAAGTTTTTTATTTAAACACCAGTAATGTCAATATCATCGTATAACATGACAACA